ACTGTGAATACTGCAACTGTAGATGGTTCTAACGTAAGTGGTACAACCGTAGAAAGCGTATCTTCGAATAGTTACATAGTAGATGTAGCAAGTTATCTTTGTACATTAGGGGGGAATGAATCTATTACTAATCATACTGCTAAAAATGTTACTTCATGTGATATTAAAACTGACGAAGACACTTGTGTATCAAATGGACAATTGTTTCTTTATAATAATGGTTCTAATATTGTATTCTCAAGGGGTGTAAACTCAAAACAAACTATTGGTACAAACGAATCAGAAGCACTTACTAAAATAAGAGTTGTCGAAGTCATTGATATGGTTAAAAGTGATCTTAGAGAAATGTTTTATAATAATTACATAGGTAAAATAGGAAATAGTTATGCTAATCGAAAAACGCTTGTAGCAGTATTAAATACTTATTTAAAAGGATTAAGTACACAAGGGTATTTAAGTAATGACAGTACTTCATATTGTGAATTAGATATTGATTCAACAAAAACATATTTGGAAGCACAAGGAACAGATACAGATGATATGGCAGATAGTGATGTATTAAAAGCAAAAATAGATACACATGTCTTTATTAAAGTAAAACTTTACATAATGGATGTAGTGGAAGATATTTCCATTGTACTTCAATATGAGACTTAAAAAACAAATTAAATTATAAAAAGAAAGGATGATGAATATATGTCCACTGTTGGAACTACAATTAATCCTAATGATGTAATTCTAAGTAATCATGGTTATATGAAAATAGATGATATAGAGATAGCTGAATTAAAAGACTTAGAAATAAAATTAACTCCTGATACAAAGGAAATTGCCCTAATGAATTCTGCAACCAAGGGAGAAGTTAATGTAAGTTATAAAGGATCAATTACTTTTGAAATTAATAAAGTATATTCAAGATTTAAACCAGCAATACTTGAGTGTGCTAAATCATTACAACCATTTACATTTTCGCTTGAATCTACTGTTTATAAATCAGATGAATCGGGAGAAGAAACCATTTACATTGAAAAAGCATGGATTAAAGGCGATATAAATTTATTTTCTTTAAAATCAGATAATGATTTTCTAACTGAAAAATATGAAGCTGGATTTAAAATAGAATCAGCTGATTTTATTGACACAATTGATGATGGAGAAGATGATTGGGCGTCTTTATAATAAAATAAAAATAATAAAAGAGAGAAAAGGAGATTAAATTATGGCTAAACTATCAATAGAAGAAATAATAGCTAAAAAGGAAGAATGTATAGAAAGAGTACAAATTAAAACTTGTTTAATCCATAGTAAATTTTTAGGTGGGGATTTAGAATTCCATTCTCTTTCCAGTGGAGATTTATCTGATATGAGAGATAGATTAAAGAAAGATACAAAAAAGGGAATGTTATATTTTATATTTATGTCTGCTGACGATTTAAGAAATGAAAAACTTTTAAAAGCATATAATTGTGATAAGAAAGAAAATTTCAGAATTATTGAAAGAATATTTACTGAAGCAGAAAGATCAAAAATAATAGAAATTCTTCAAGAATTAAATGGATTAAATGACGTAAATCCAGATGAAATATATAGAGTGCAATTAGAAGAAATAAAAAACTAATAAAGGGTGATATGGATTTATATACATATGCCCATTATATTGAGAAACACGGATTATCGTTAGATGAATTACAAAATGCAACATCGATGGAAAGGTTATTTTATACTGCAAGTATGATTATAATGAAAACAGAAGAAACAGATAATCAAATTGCACTCGCTAAATTAACTGGTAAATTATCTAATCCATTTTTAAAATAATTAAATTAAAAAATATTGCAAATAGAGATTTAATGTTTTCTATTTGCAATTAATATAATTTCTTTTCATTATTATCTTTAATGCATTTAACAATAGTATGAAATGTTGTATAATTATGTTATAAATATTTCGGAGGGATAATAATGAAAAGAAATTTAATATCTAAAGGTGTATCAAGTATACTAATAATAATTTCGATAATAGCATTAAAACCAATTGGAGTAAGTGCCTTCGATGGGCAAGGGTCAACTAATAAAATGACTATAGCTAATGAAAGTACAATATATGCAGACAGTTATCAATGGGATTATAGAAAAGGTGGTTGGATTTGCGGAACACCAGACCTAAACCAAGGTTATGCTAATGCGTGGATTTGTACAAATGGAAAATGGTATTATGTGAATAAATACGGGTGGATGGTTTCTAATACTTGGGTAAATAATTATTATTTAGACAATACAGGAGCTTGGACAAAAACAAGATGATTGTATGTATGAAAATAATGAATAAATTGAAAATATACATGAAAAGAACTTAGTACAAAATGTGTGTTAGGTTCTTTTTTTGCGTGGATTTATAAGGTTGGAATATAAATAACAAATTAATATATAAAGTATTGACTTTGTTTTTAATTGGTAGTAATATGTAATTAAGTTATTAACAAATTAATATACAAAGTCAATACATAAATTTAAATTATATACTGCAATGATACTATTCCTTTGGTATCAAATTTATTAGTGAATACATAAGGAGTAATTTATGACTAAGGGTAGCTCCCTTAGTCAGATTATTCTAACTAGTAAAGGTAAAAAAAGGAAAGTAGTATGATTGGAATATATATGGAAACATATGTATTCACTAATAAATAAATTATAAGGAGATGTTTCAATATGGAACAAAATAAAACAAAGTTCATTGACGAACTACAATTAAAGGAAATGGTTACTACACAATTATTAAGTTGGGAACTAACATTAAAGCAAAAAGGATTATCTCAGGCTACTATTGATAGAAAAATTCGTAACATTGGATTATTTTATCACTATATGACAGTTGAAAGACTCAATAGTAAAAATAATAAATTAAAAGTAGATAGAATGAATAGTTTAGCTTTTGAGTTAGTGAGAGATGGATTTTTCAGCGAAGATAATATTGAAAATGAAGGTACATACGGATATAGACAAAATATCTACTCAAATATAAGAAGTGGAATTAATTATGTATATGAAGATTATTTTCAAGACAGAACAGAAATAATTAAAGAATTAACATTAGAACAAAAAGAAATTCTGAATGATGTTTCTAAAAATAAGTGGTACAAAGTAAACGGGATACATAAAACGGAAGAAAGTGTAAATGAGAATATACAAGTAAGATTAATTGAACAATTAGGTATTAAAGTATATTTTGATGAAAGTAATAAGCCTTATGTTCTAAGTAATGAATTAGCAGATATAATTGGAAAAGAGCCTAAGATAGTCATGAGAGATATTAGAAAAATAGTCGAAGAAATAGGAGAGTACAAATTTGTACCGTCCTCTATAAGTACCAATTTTGCTATGGTTGACGATAGTTACATAAATTCTCAGAACAAAGAACAACCAACTTACAGATTATATAAAGATTTAATGTTGAAATATATTTTAGGAATGAATGGTAAAAAATTTGGAGAATTTCAATTAAAATACATAGACGCATTTAATTACATAGAAGAAGAATATAAGAAAATGTTAGTTGAAAACGCACAATTGAAAGAATCATTTTTAAATATGTATAATGAAGTTAGGAAAAGAAATCGTGACCTTCTAGTTATTGAACACAATAAGAAGTGTATTAGTAAAAAAGTTAGTTGAAACTTCTTAATAATAAATTAAGAAAGGAAATATAATCATGAAAAAAGAGCTAGAAGAAATACAAAAAATAGAATTAGACAATTGTGTAGTGGAAATAAATAAAGCAAAAGATAATATTGAACAAAGTATTATAAAAATTGGTCAATGGCTAACTACTGCAAAAAACCTAATGAAACATGGAAAATGGGAAGACTGGTTAGAATTAAATGTTGGTTATACTAAAATGACTGCAAGTAGATATATGAAGGCATATAACTTGATTAATACAGTTCCTAAAGAAATTGAAGATAAAGTTGAAAAATTAGGTGGTACTAAAATAATAGAATTATCTACACTTAAAACAGAACAAGTAAAAGATATTGTAGTTAATAATGATGTTGAAAATATGAGTGTGAGAGAATTAAAAGAAATTGTAAAGGGGTTTAAAAAGTCAAATAAAGAATCTAAAAGTAACATCGATGTTACTTTTGAAAATGATACTAAAGAAATAATTGGAACGCCAAAAGAATTAATGCAACTAGAAGAAAGCGTTGATACTGAAAAGGTATTGTTAGATACAATTGTATTAAATACTGAATTAAGAAATAGAACAGATTCAGATGAAACAATTACTATAACTTTGGTTGCAAGATTTGAAGCCAAAGAAATAACTTTTAAAGAGATAAATGCGGTAATAATTAAAGAAAAATATGATTTACCAATATTTTTTAATCAGAAGTTATTTGAAGAATATATAGGAGATAAATGTAATCATGATTTATATTCAGACTATCAAAAATATGATTGTAATATGGATAAAAAAGAAGACAGGACATATTACAGTATATTTGATAGAGATTTAGAGTGGCAAGAAGCTATCAAATGTTGGGACGAAGAAGACGAAGGTGCAATTGATTGGAACAAAAATAATAATGTAGATAATAATACATATCAATTAATAAAAACTTATTTAGATACAACAAAATATTTATGTGTGTACAAAGATTATAAACTTAAGGGAACATTTATAGATGGTAAATTAGATGATGTACAACAATTATGTAAATATGATAGCAATTTAAATTATGATATTTTAGAAGCATTATACAATAAACTAGAACTTCAAATGACTTCATACGAAAAGAGACAAGAAAAAAGAGATGAAACTGATAGAATAGCTAGAGAACTTAGACAACAGAAGCAAAAGAGATACGAAGAAGCATATAATCTTTGGAAAACTTCATATCAACCATACTCTATGGGTAAATATAAATTTGAAGATATTTGGGATGAATATGGAGAAATTAATAATTATAAGTTATGGAGAGAGTTATGTGACTTTGTAGATTCCCAAAGAAAAACACAACAGGACAGATGGAAAGATTATGATTTTGGAGGGATGTTTGGAAGTGGTTCTATAACTGTTAAAGAAGAAGATAAGTCAACATATAAACAGTTTTATAGAAAATTAGCGATGGAGTTTCATCCTGATAAACTTGGTGGTGATACTAAGGCAATGCAATTAGTAAATGAGCTAAAGAAAAACTGGGGAATATAATAGAAATGGACTGAATAAATGTGGATAAATTTATAAGACTTTAGATATTATTAAATTAATTCTAAAGTCTTTTATTTTTATGCAATTAAAGGATATAAAAACTATTGACATATAATAGTAAAAGAGTATAATAGAAATTGTAAAGAAGTTAAAAACAAAATTTAGATAAAGAATTTCATGCGAATAAGATACTGAGTGCTACGGTGTCTTATTTTTTATATCTAAAAATAGTAAAAGACAAGTAATATATAAATAGTCTACCATCTCACGTTAGTGCTAGTAACGTATATACAAGACCTTATAAAATTACTTATCTTTATATTAAACTATCTTATCATTTGTAATTTTAGTTAAATGGAAGCTTAACTAAATATGTACTTAATAATCGGCTCTACACAGTTAAGTAGTGCAGTATAATATATTAATTTAACTGTAACTAATTCTTTATCATTAGAAATTGAGTTTAAGAATTTCATGCTTATCGCCTCCCTTGTCCATTGTTATTCGAGATGGCAATATAATTATAACAATGTATGTAAGCAATTACAATTTAATGGAAAATAAATTTGGAAAATATGTAAATATTGTAACATTCCCTTACAAATGGTATAATTAGAAAAATACTATTTAATAGGGGTTGGATAATAATGAATAAAATATTTAAAAAGTTTATATCAATAGGAATAATAGCAAGTTCAATAAGTATATTACCTTTAACTGGGGCAAGTGCAGAATGGAAACAAGACACTAAAGGTTGGTGGAATGCTGAGGATAGTTCGTGGTCTAAAGGTTGGAAACAAATAGATGGCAAATGGTATTATTTTGGACAAGACGGGTATATGGCTCATGATACAAATATAGGTGGATATCAAATTGATAATAATGGCGTTTGGGTTCAGAACACTTCAAATACTGCAAATTCCAATAATACTAGTACAAATGTAAATAACATTAATTCAAATAACACTACTAATGTGACTAATAATATTAATAATGGCATTATAATTAATGAAGATATAAAAAACACAGCTTCTATAAATCAAAATAATAATATAGATGCAACAAATACTACGGGTAATAAAACATTTGACGGAACTAATGGGTTTAAAGATTTAGGCAACAATCAATATGTATATTATGAAAATGGACAAATGTTAAAAAACACTTGGAAAAAATTTGATGAAGGTTATAGACATTTTAACAAAGATGGTTATATGGATTTCAATAAAATTATAGACGGGTTAAGATTGGATGTAAAAGGATTATACCCTTTAAATAACAAAACTAATGATTTGATAAAAGACATTTTTATGACATTGAATCCTTATGTAACATATTTAGATAAATTTGGAGCTGGTGATTTAAGTTATATCATTGGCACGTATGATGTATTTGGAATAAGGTATGAAGTTCAATATACAGATGTTTATGATTCTGCTAAAGATGGAATTATAATATCTATAGATAATTCATATGGCAGTAAGAATAGTCATTGGAGTGATATGAATAATAGTAATTTTAGTGGTGAGAAAATA